CACAGCTTCTTTGTTCGCCCGTTGACGATGGTATACTGCTCTGTATCATAGACCCGCCAGTGCCGGTCTTTCCTACGTTCTACCAGTTCTAGCATAGGGCTACCCCCTCATTTTACACATGACTTATATTTAGGGCCCCTACGTCTACTACGAATTGGTCGTTATTGTTTACAGTAGTTATTGTTGGATCACCCGTTGTCGGGTCTACCAGTTCACCGTAGTACAGTAAATTCCCCCCTGCTACGGCATCAAATACACCCCAATAGCTTAAATTACCCTGGTTCCCGGTAGCCTTCGGGAAGGTTACCGCGGCATCATTATCTACAGCTTCTTCAGTAACACCTGTAACGGGTGCCGCAAAAGATACTGCCTGCCGAATATACCCGGTGTCTATTGTGGATACCTCTGGGCCGCTTCCATCGGCTGTAGGATCACCAGTAAAAAGGGCCAGGTATTCGCCCGCAATAGCAGGGAAGGCCTGACCACGTAGCGCTGCGTTTATCACAGCTTTTCTTAAATATGTACTCATTGGCATTTTTACCTACCCCCTCGACTGAAATAAGTCTGCCGTCTAAACTATAGCCCCGTTTGGCGTTTTAGGCGGTTCAGGTATTTCCCCAGTTACTTCCGGATTACTGAATACCCTTAGCATTACGAATAATGCTGCCAGGGGATCTTTTAAGTCGGCTACCAGGTACATACCTACCGGGCCGACAGCTACCCGCGCCTGCCGTAACACCTGGGCCTCTATCGTTACCAGGTCTACCGCTTCCTGGCTACCAGATAAACGCCCCGCATCCCATGTTAAGTTGTTCTGTCTACCGTTAATAGTACCTGTAACTGTATACCTCATATACTTGCCATTACCCCCAGTATAAAATCTGTAAAATCAGTATCGTCAAACATATCGTACTTCCCGGTGTAAAGTCCTTCTATGCCCATACTAAGCAGTTCGTAGAAGCTGTCGGGCTTATTACCGTAGTCCTTACCCATGTACGGGCTTTGAAACTTATCGAAACGGGCTTTTTCGCTCTGCTTATACCCAGGCCCCAACCATTGTAAAGATTCCCCAGCTGTACGCCGCTGGTAAAATTCGTATTCTAGCTGTTTTATACCTGGTACAACATCCTCAAAACGGTGTCCCAGTTCATGTAAAGCGCAGCGCTGCAAACCATTAAATCCCCCGGCAGAAAACCCTTGACTTAGACTTATTTCAGCTACTATTTCGAACTGGGTAGAAATGTAGTCCATGCCACCGCCCGGCTTCTTTACCCATTTACCAGTACCAGGTACTTTTTTGTGTTTACGCTCATTGTAGTACCCACGATCTGACTTCTTAGCCATAAGCGGGTTAGGGGCCGCATCCGATAATTCCAACCATTTTGTGGGGATGTGGTCATGCAGTCCGTCTATTGCCTTCTTGGCATCTACACTGCTGCCCTTAGCAAAGGTTCGGCCTTTTTTACCCATAGGCCTTACTTCGGCTAATTTTTCTTTTACTGTAGCGGCACGTTTACCGCTTAAACTCTCCTGTAATTCCAGATTTTTAACCCGTAAACCGGCTACCTTTTGCCGTACCGCTATGTATTTATCCGGATCACTAATCCTGTTATCACCATATAACTGATCCTCCAGGTCTGTTATTTCTTTATTCAGTTTAACCAGTTCCTGGGTTATTTCTTCTTTAGCCTTCGATACTGTCTGTTCTATTTCCTGCCGTACCATACCCCCTACGGCCCTTGCGTCCCCTTCAGAATTAACCCCCTGGGCTATACGCGCCTTTACCTGCTCTGTCCAGGTTACTGCGGCTGCCCCCGCTGAAGCGGTAACGGGTAGGGATACTTTGGGCGCTTTTTTGCTGTAGTCGGCCATAGTTTCGCCCCGACGTAAGTACCGCTTAGGATCATCGTTCTCCAGGCGATCGTCTAAGTCAGGTAAGCCGCGTTCCTTGGCATATTCCCGGTAAGTACGGGCCTTTGTGTAGGTTCGTTCTCCCCAACTATCGGCGGTCTGTCCGTCACCCCGGGAGAAGCGTTCTTTTGTACTTACCCCCAGAGCCGATAATACCGGACTGTATTTACACCGGCAGTTCGGGTGGTTAGGAATTCGTTCCCCGGGTGCCCCCGGCATTTCAGGGGTATCATATTCAAGCGGGTATAAGTTACCGTCATTAGCAGCGTCTTTTGGGGCTGTTCTACGGTCTAGCGTAGCATTCCAGCGCTTACCGTCCAATATATCGGCATTTTCCATGTAAAGCTGGGAAGCGCCCTGGTTAGCTGCCCGGTTTAGCTCAGTTCGGGCCAGCCTTACGCTATTATAATACCCTTCCTGGGCCGTTTTCTTAATCTCCTGGGCCGTTCTGTTCCATGCCCAGCCTTCTGAAACGGCCCGCCCTATAGCGTTCTTCATTTTCCCCGCCAGGTATGCGGTATTCGCTCTTATCCTGTCGCTGTATGTATTTCCATCAGGCAGCCACGGGTTACTAAGTACACCCATTACCTGGTTATATGTTAATAACGGCACACTTATTGCAATTTTCGCAGCCTGTTCTACCCCGAAGGCGTTAAACAGGTAGGCTTCGTTACAAGTGTATGCCAGTTTTCGGCCCAGCTTTTCGTTTAACGGGCCTTCGGTGTCCTTAATCAGCAGCCGTATTTCATTGTACAGGGTATTTAGCCTTTTTACCCGGTTCCGCAGGCCGCTTAATTTCCATTCTGGCAGTATATCTTTACCCGCAGTATACTCCAGAATAAGCTGCTGCATTTCTAGCTCTACACGCTGCGCTGTCCGATACCAGATAGGCCCGATTTCTTTAGCGAAACGGGCTGTCCTAGCATCTACTACAGTTTGGTACTTCTCCGTAAAACCGTCTATATCCTTCTGACGGCGGGCTAGGACCCTGGCATCTATTAGATTATCAGCCATAGGTTTTAACCCTCCCGCCCCGTAGTAAAGAAGTCTTTACTTCTTATTCTTCGTCCTTGTTACCCCCAACAAGTTTTTCTGTGCTACCGAATTCGCCGCCCATGCCCAGGGCAGCCAGGCCGGTCTTAGCCTGCAGGTCAGCTTCTTCCTCCCGCTGTTTCTTCATAGCCTCCAGGGCTGCTTCCGGATCATCGATAAACCAAAGTAACTCATAAAGGTATTCGTCGGGCACCTTACCTGCTAGGGCTGCGAATATGGCCGCTATCTCTTTAAAGTTCTGCGGCAGGTTCCTGTTTATAGTAAACTGCACCCATTCGGCGCTGTACAGAGGTACGGATTTCGGTAGCACTGCATTCCCAGCCAGTATTTCGTATACTTCTTCTGGATCTACATCGGCAGCTATAAGCCTCCTGGCATTTAACATGTCTGTAAGTACTTGCACCAGGCGCTTGACGGCGGCACTAAAGTATAATTCCTTCTTCCCGGCCTTAATGTCCAGGGGAATAAACTTCATTTTCACTTCCGTAGCCGTAGCACCCTGCAAGTCATTAAGCTTCGGTATGCCGGTCGTTTCGTGGATATTATCACGCAGCCTGTCTAAATGGTTTTCTACTGCGGTATCCTCCTGCTGCTGGGCCAGGAATTCAGCCTTACTTTTTTCATGCTTTAAAACTATGGCCCGGGTCTGTCGCATTTTGGTAACTTCGCCCTTATCGGTGTCTACACCAGTTAAAACTAAGTACTGATCCAAAAGCCTGTCCACGGTATTAGCCTTATCGGACATAGTAGCCGCGAAGTTTTCCAGCAGGGTTAAAACCCCGTTACCCAGGTCGCTTACGCCGTTTTTCTTCTGCCGCTTTTCGTACCTTGCGGCAGTCCCATTTATGAACAGACTAACCGGGATTCGGCCCGCCCTATGTTCTACCGGGTTCCCGCCTTCCCCCTCTATTTCGGTATCGTCAAGCTGGAAGGTTTCGCCCGATTCGTCGCTGAGGTAGTAAGTTATGTACCGTTCATCGTATACCTCTACCCTGGTTAATTCTACCTTCTCCCCTTTTTCGTTAACCAGCTCCCAGGGGTAGTAACGAATAACCAACTGCAGGCGGCCCCGGACATCGTAGACCGGTACGACTTCCTGTACCGGAAATTCGTCATAGTCTATATGCCCATTTTCGTCTACCCAGGCAATTACCGCACTATAACCGGCTATACCGCCCT